CAGCAGCGACTGCCGTCAGCAGAGCATTCACAGTACAACTAAGAGGGGTCTTAGCCCACGACTCTGTACCAACAGATTTCTTGAAAGTAATCGATGTTGAAGCACCTCTAGGTATGATATTTATTACCTCAATATCAAATATGAGTTCAAGTAACCCCGAGGTTATTGTCGAAGTCAAATCAGGCGACTATAAAGGAGTAAAAGCCGAAAGACTATACAAACATGATAAACTCCTAGGATTTTAGAATGGACGACAATGAAAAAGAAGTGGTCAACAACTTTTTGACATTGGCAAAATTCGCAATGATTCTCATGGCAATTGTTTCAGGAGCCGTAGGTCAGGAAATGTTACTTTAATTGTAATGTCGAAGATATGAATAGCGCCGCAGGCCCCTCACCGGGCAGGTGCCATCGGAGATGCTGAAGGGGGGCTGGCATAGTATTACCCAGCCACCCCGGTGCAGTGCAGTTTTATCACTGCTCTGTGCCGGAAAAATATTAACATATTGACATTAGGTTACCATAAACCGCATAAATCGTCCGAAGTTGACACCTCGTCATTGTCGATTTTATTTACACCAAAATATCGGATTGAGTCGATTCGGTGTAATAATGCATTAACACTTTGTACACGATTTGCGTAATAACCCGGCCGAGAGTGACTCTCATAGTCACCCGGAGTTGTGTCGTAAATGCTCTCAAAACTTTGATTACTAGCAATGATTACAGTATGGAATTTTCCTACCTTGTTGTAGTAGCGGCAAGGCAATTCAGGGTAATAATCATCTAGCAGTTGCAACATCTTAGCAAGATTTAACTGACCATGGAATTCATCCAATAAAATGTATTCCTGACCATCGTATGAGTCCCACGGATTATTATAATCAGAGACCCTGTGGATATCACGAGGCTCGTCTACTAGAGCCATAGCCTCACGGGTTTTACCAGTTCGAGGGGGTCCCCACCACCACTCAACACGAAGAGGTCTATACCTATTCTTATACATCTTAGTATCACGCTTTAGCAACTCTTCATTTATGAATCGGTGATAACGAGGGACAGAATTAAGAAACTCATTTTTCAATTCAAACATAGAGGCACCTTCTTCTATGCGTTTGTAGATTGCAGGCCAAACTGACTTGGCAGCAGTATACTTTTCTTCGGGCGGTGTACCTATGGTCACCAGTTCTTTGACATGGGTCCCATCATCCTTGTCACCTGAGCAATACACCCATGCTTCCCATGGTGTACCCTTACGTTTCTCAAGATGCGCTTTATCGCCACAGAAAAACTTTTTTTGTACGGCGGTCAAGGTCATCCCATTCTTTAGTTCAATATAAAACTGGTAATGACGCTTTTTCGCGTTCTTACCTTTTTCGATTGAAACGATGGCGCGGATAACGTTATCAGCGCTCTCAAGGGCAGTCTTTATGGCACTGGACTTCTTCGTAGAATAGACATTGTCAGTACCGAACCAATGTTTACGTCTTGTTTGCTTGCGGGGCATGACAAGAGGGAAGACACAGTGTCTTATAGGCGTTATTGAGTTATTAATTATTAACTAATCTTTAGGAATATTGATAAGAGACTTGGCCTTGGATATACTTATGCCGAAGCGCAGTAAATCCACGAAGACAAGAAAAAGTACCACAAAAATGATGGTACCAGTAGAAAGACACCTACCTATTATACCCCAATTGGCGACAATACCCGGGTATACTATCCAAGTAGGGAAATCGCTATCACAAGCGAATTCAAAACTATACAGGCAAGGAATGAATTACCACTGTAGAGTTAAACTAGCACAACCAAATGCTGCGAGTTCATCAAATAGATACAGTGTTTACACTTTACCTACAGACCATAGAACAATGGGCGCTTTGAAAATGGCTAGAGAAATATACAATCAAGCCGTTAAAGACGAATTAGAGATTCGGCCAAGTGTAAAATCCCCATGGACAGATTTTATAATCACGCTATGTGAATTTAGTGATGTAGACCTATGGGACCCACTAATTAACGAAGGTCAATTAAGCCAGTGGTCCGTAAAAACTGCCACTTCAAAAGAGGGGCAAAGTGTAAGAGGAATATCCGATGATTACGCGGTCTCTGAAGTTACAGCAAATGATGGAAACCAAAAGAAGTTTTCATTAGTAGATGCAACTCAGGCAAACTATTGGAATGTGTTTACTGAATATACCAATTTTTTGTTAAATAGAGCCGACCCGGACTCAAGTCAGGAAATAGCGGCCTATGAAAATGCTTCTCCAGTACTAACTGAATTAGAAGAATTAGCAGACAAGGGTGACAAGCCTCCGTATGCATGGAATTGGAACCAATATGCAATTGCAGCAGCGACTGCCGTCAGCAGAGCATTCACAGTACAACTAAGAGGGGTCTTAGCCCACGACTCTGTACCAACAGATTTCTTGAAAGTAATCGATGTTGAAGCACCTCTAGGTATGATATTTA